ACTCCCTCTGTGAGCGCGTCCAAGGCAAGGCCCGTGTCAAGAAGAAGAAGGCCACCAAGACCGATAACGATCTGCTGCTTGGGGAGATCGCGATCTATGATGCCCATGTGGGGATGTATGCGACCAAGGAGGAGACCAATGTAGCTGATTCCAATACCAAGATTATCACTGAGCGCATGGTGGCTACTGCCGAGAGACTCGCAGACCGTTTTCGCAAGCCGGGACGCATGGTTGTGACCTTCGGCGGGGACATTCTGCATTCAGACAATCGCAGTAATCAGACAGAGAAGTCGGGCAACGTGCTCGATGTTGATAGCCGCTACTCCAGAGTGATCGACTCCGCTGTCGCCGCCTGCACCGAGGTTGTGCAAGTCGCCTGCACCGTGGCTAAACAGGTGGATATCGTTATCGTGGAGGGCAATCACGATTGGCATTCCTGTGTGTGGCTCGCCAGAGTCCTGAAAGCATTCTATTTCAACTGCCCAAACGTCAATGTCGTGATGCAGGCTAGCGATAGGAAACACCTCGTTCATGGGGACAATCTCTTGGTCTGGAGCCATGGCGATGGTGTGGCCGCCAACCAGTGGCAATCTGTCATCGCCGCTGAGTTCGCTCCACAGTGGGGTGTAACCAAGCATCGTCACCTGAAGATGGGCCATGTGCATCACAAGAAGAAGAACACGCCCACCAGAGTGATCACTCAGACCGCTAATGGCTGGGAAGAGCAACGTGGACTGCTCGTAGAATACCTACCGGCGCTCTGCTCTACTGACGCATGGCATGCTGAGAAGGGATACCTGGGATCCATCCGCGCAGCTACCGGCTACGAGTATCACGCAACCAAGGGACTCGTCAGCCGATTCTACGAACACGCATAGAATAGATGAATGAGTTGGCTTTATTCGCAGGCGCTGGTGGAGGAATACTCGGAGGGCATCTCCTTGGATGGCGCACAGTGTGCGCTGTCGAATGGGAACCCTACCCAGCCTCAGTCTTGGTTGCCCGTCAAAACGAAGGAACCCTCCCAGCTTTCCCGATCTGGGATGACGTTCAAACCTTTGACGGAAAACCTTGGCGAGGCCGTGTTGACGTCATTTCTGGAGGCTTTCCCTGTCAGGACATCTCTTGCGCAGGAAAAGGTGCAGGAATCGATGGAGAGAGATCCAGTATGTGGGGACACATGGCGAGAATCATCGGTGAAGTTCGACCGAAACATGTCTTCGTGGAGAACTCACCAATGCTTGTGGGACGAGGACTTGCCCGAGTCCTCGGTGATCTTGCCAAAATGGGGTATGATGCAAAATGGGGTGTGTTGGGAGCGCATGACGTTGCCGCCCCTCACAAGCGGGACAGGATCTGGATTGTGGCGAACTCCCGCAGCACAGGAACCCGGCATCAGTATCGAAAGGCTGGAAACCAAGACGGGGGAGGCCGTGGGGAGCAACTGCCGCCACTACGACAAGGAGACAGGCCGGATGGCGCAGATTGGACTAAGCCAGCAGGTGAAGGCGCGGCATATGTGGCCAACTCCATCCGCGAACGAGGATGCAGCAGGAACACCAAGCGGCAAGATGCAGCGGATGCTGGGCAACTGCGAGGAAGTGAGGGGCAAGACCAAGGAGGAATGGGCTATTGGCACACTGAACCCAACGTGGGTCGAGTGGCTCATGGGGTGGCCCATAGGGTGGACAGACTTAAATCCATTGGAAACGGCCAGGTTCCACAAGTGGCCGAACTCGCATGGAGATTGCTGAGTCAGTAAGATGATAGTGAATAAAAACCCGACTGAGTTGATTAACTTGGTCGGGTTTACTGTTGTGAGGGGGTGATAATAATGCTAGCTTAACAGCATGACAGCAATCAACTCAGTCATGATCGCTGGCCATAGAATTAAAATACAACGAACAGAACTCGATGACTGCTACGGGCAGTATTCACATGACAAACGAACCATTCAACTCGCTGAGAATCTCCCAGAGCAGGAATACTTGCCCACCCTACGGCATGAGATGCTCCACGCAGCCTTCCACCTGTCTGGGATCTCCTTCCTCGACTCATTTCAGGAGGAATCATGCGTCCGCTGCATCGACGAGATCTTTTTCCCAGCATATGAACGAATCCTAAAACGACTAAAGAACAGAACCAATGACCAATAACCGAGGCCTCCCAGAGGGCATTTACGAACAAGACGGGTTTTACTTTGCGAAGATCTTTCGCAAGGTGACAACAGAACGACAGGGCAAGGACATCCATGGCCCTTTCCGCAATACAATCGCTCAAGCAGTTGAGGATTGGAAAGAGATGATCGAGGAACGGGGAGGACCACTGCCCACCAATCACATTATGTCCAAGGCTCGAACAGCCAGACTCGCTCGACGTGCGGCCCGAAAATTCTTGTTGAGCAAGAAATTCAAGGAGATAGTGGCGGAAGAATCCATCTCTTAAGCATCATGAATGACCGTCAACGCAAATTCGCCGAGCTCGTAGTCCAAGGTCGCCCAGCCAGCCGCGCCTACCAGGAAGCTGGCTACACTTCCACGGGGAACTCAGCCGAAGCTGGCGCTTCTAAGTTGATAAGAAACCCCAAGGTTGCCGAATATATCGAGGAATTGCGCGGAGAGGTCAAGGCAGCGTCCAAATTCACCCGTGAGAGCAAGCTGGAAGGCATCTATGAGATCTACCAGAACACCAAGCTGGATGATCCCAGAGTCGCCCTAGCTGCCATTGCAGAGGAGAACAGGATGACAGGTGATCACGCTGCTGAGAAGATCGAGGTGGAAGCCGATATCACGATTAAGATCGGGGAATGAACGTCACTCTAGAGCTAAATCCGAGGGCGGCATTCAAACCATTCCTCCACAGTAACAAGAGATGGGCTTGCATCGTCGCTCATCGTCGTGCCGGTAAGACGTTCGCGGTCCTTCAGAAGCTCATCAAGGTAGCATTCGAACTCAAGAGACCCGGCCCTCCCCCTCGTTTCGCGTACGTTGCACCCACAAGGGATCAAGCCAAGGACATCGCATGGGCATACCTCAAAGATTTCCTAGGTAAAGTCCCTCAGGTGAAGATCAACGAGTCCGACTTGACTGTCACTCTGCCAAATCGCGCAACCATCAGGCTCTACTCTGGTGATAACTATGATCGGATGCGGGGAATCTACCTCGACGGGGTAATCATGGACGAGCCAGCCGACATCGTTCCTGCTGCGTGGTCGCAGGTAATCCGTCCGTGTCTCTCCGATTATCAGGGGTTCGCATGGTTTATCGGCACACCCAAGGGGAAGAATGCTTTCTACAAGCGCCATTTGCAGGCTGAGGCTGCTGAGGATTGGCACAGCGCGGTCATCCGTGCAAGCGAGAGTGGAATATTGCCTGCTGAGGAGCTTAAAAGCATCCAGGATGACTATACCGTGTCCGATTCTGACTTCAGACAGGAATACGAGTGCGACTTCTCCATTGGTAGACCTGGCGCAATCTACGCTGCCGACATGGCTAGGGCTGAGAACGAGGGGCGCATCGGACCATTCCCCATCGATGAGTCTGCACTGGTCCATACAACCTGGGACTTGGGAGCTCCTGCAAATACTTGCGTCATCTACTTCCAGCGTGTGGGTCTGACTTATCGTATAATCGACTGCGACTCTGGTCTGGATCTCAAGACCGGCGAGCGCGTAGCTCATATGATAGCCAAGGGCTACAACTACGGGTATCACTTCCTTCCACATGATGGAGACAACAAGCATGCGGACAATATGTCCTTTGCCGACAAGCTGTTGGAATCAGGGCTCATGAACGTGAAGACTCTACCGCGCGGCCCTCATGGTGCAGACGAGAAGCGCATCCGCATGATGACAGATATGTTCAATCAGCTCTGGTTTCATGAGTCTTTAGCTGGTGAGGGTGGCCTAATCGAAGCTCTTAGTGCATACCATCGCAAGGAGAGCCGTCTAGGAGGCTACATCGAGAACAAAATAGCTCATGACTGGTCGTCACACCCGGCTGATGCATTCGGATATATCTCTGAGGCAATCCAGAACAAGATGCTGCCCGAGCTAAGGACGTTCGAGTCCACTGGGCCGGGTAAACAGAGGACTATCGGTGTCGGCAACCTATAGCGTTGTGAGATTATCAATCATCCATTATTAGCAAAGACATGGGAATGCCAAAGACTCCAAAAGCTGCACCGGTAGCTGCACCAGCACAACAGTCCTCGCTCTCGATCAAGCGGGAGCAAGAGGATCAGAAGAAGAGGATGCGTGGCCGCTTCGGTTATCAGGACACCATCCAAGCCGGAGCAGCAGCCACCAATACCACTTTAGGTTAGCATGACAGGCAAGGATACGGTCGAGCGATTCACGCAGTTGGAGGCACTACGCCTCCCTCATGAGTATCTATGGCAGGAGACTGCTTGGCTCATGAACTCCCGCAACTACAATGGCCGTGGGAATGTTGGTGGATACGTGCCACACAATGAGATTTACGATACGACACTGAGAACTAAGTCCCGCATGCAGGCCAACGGCATCACTTCGATGCTGTATCCTCGCGACCGTGACTGGCTTGTGATGCGTCCAGCATGGGAGGATCGCAAGAACCTCAGTCTCGAGAAGGTCTACCGTGAAGCAGGAGAGGCTGTCATGCATTACCTACGCTCTTCCAACTTCCACACAGTCAATCACCGCGCCATCTTTGATCGGTCTCAGCTGGGAACCGGGACGATGCGAATGAAGTGGGAGCAGGATGACAATGGCGAGGAAGTCATGAACTTCTGTCGCTTCGATCCCCTCAACTACGTCATCGACCACGATCATTCTGAGAAGGTCGATACCTTCGGAGCCTGCTACAAATGGCCTGCCTACCGTGCTGCTGAGATGTGGGGGCGTGAGAACCTTTCTACGAAGCTACAGCAAGAGGCAGCAGACCCTCAGCGTCGTAGCACCACACACGATTTCCTCGTTGTCATCGAGAAGCAGCCTAAGTGGAAGATGAAGGCCGATGCTGGCAACAAGGGCATGGCATACTCCGTGAAGGTCGTTGAGCGTGACAGCAAGCATGTCGTGCTCGACTCCGGCAATGATCACTTCGAGATTGTATCCAGTCGCTACGAGGTCGATGGAAGTCCTTGGGGCTACTGTCCCGCCCATGAGATCCTACCAGATGCATACAAGGCCAACTACGCCGGGAAATTCATGATGGTGATGGGTGAGCGTGCTGCTGTCCCACCGGTCATGGCTCCTAGCTACATGAAGGAGGAGGGTGTTGGTCTTGGTGCTGCTGAGGTCAATTACTACGCCGAAACCTCTGCCGCTGGTAAGAATCCAGTCTATGAGCTCTCTGGTGGTGGCAACTATCAGGTAGGCATGGATATCTGGAGCAAGCTGCAAGACTCCATCGATGAGGCTTACCACGGGCATCTGTTCAACATGTTCAACCGCAACCAGGGTGAGATGACTGCTACCGAGGCCAACATGAGGCGGGAAGAGCTTAATGCTCAGGCGAATCCCACACTCACAGCACTCGAGCAGGATCACACCAAGCCAATCGTTGGCTGGGCATTCAACTCCCTCGTCGAGCGTGGAGTGATTGAGCTACCAGATGAAGCCTACAATGAGGTCACAGGGAAGCCACGCATGCCGCAGTTTGCTTTCGACAACACCTTCACAAGCAACCACAAGCGCTCCAAAGCCGTCGAGGCCATGGGCATGATGGATGCAATCGTCAACCTGGCTGCTGCTGATGGCCGTGCCAATGTCCACGACATTAAGAAGATCCAGACACGTATCTGGCGTGATCTCGGTCAGGACGAGGACGATCTCCTCAGCGAGGACGAGTATCAGGAACAGCAGGAAGCTCAACAGCAAGCAGCTCAACAGGCTCAGATGGCAGAGATGGCTCAGACCGCAGGCGGTGTGGCCAAGGATCTCTCTTCCGTCCAAGACCCTGAGGCTATGCTAGGCGCACTCTCATAATGATCAGTCCGAACGCAATCACCTACCGTCTTGATGCTACCAAGCGATCCAAGATTCAACAGATCTTACTGTCCGAGGGCGGTGAGATCCTTATCGATTCAATCATCGATGACATCATCACCAATCCAGACCTGCCGCCAGAGGAACGGGCAGGTGCAGGACGTATACTAGCTCTCATGCGGTCTATCCGCAATGATACCGGGATTGAAACTCCCAACAAATAAACCAACAAAACCATGGAATACAGAAAAGAAGGCGCGGAGATCATCCGCGTGAAGGACGGCAAGCTCGTCGCGAACATCGAGGACGGTAAGGTTATCCCTACCGCTCCTGTCTATTACAAGAACATCGAGGAACTCAAGGCAGCAGCAGCCGGTGAAGACTACGTTGCACCTGTCGAGGAGGCCCCACAGCAGGAGGAGAGTCCACTGGACGCTGCTCTGTTGCAAGTGGAGCACCTTAAAGAGGAGAATCGAGGCTTACTTGAGCAGGTTGACCGTCTCAAGGGCGCTGTCGAGAAGCTCGCAACAGGCACTCAGGTGGCTCATCTGATCCCGAATCCCGAGAAGGAACTCATGGCTGCAGTAGACTGGGACGTTGTTCCTGCTGCTGATCCCATGCTTGGTAATCAAACACCAGGTCGCAAGGAGTATCTCATCGATAACCATCCCGAACTCGCCAGACTCTGGAAGCTCAACAAATAACCAACGAATAAATGTCAGAAGAAACACAAGCGGCTGCACCAGTCGCAGAAAGTCAGGCTCCCGAGGGTGGAGCATCATCCGAAAGCTGGGCAGATTCACCAATCGCCAAGGTCTACCATCCAGATGGCACACTGCGCAGCAATGCGGGTGAGTCATTCAAGGAGCTCGGCCATGAGGATCTCAGTGGATTCGCTACACGTAACGACCAATCGTTCTTCGATGCGCTCAAGAACGGCAAGGAGGCCCGTGCTGGTCTCTCACAACGTCAGGAGTCTGTAGATAATGCTGTGGTCAAGCCTGGCGAGGGCGCAACACCAGAGGATCTCGCTGCATACCGTGAGGGATTGGGCGCTCTACCGTCCGCGGAGGCTTACAAGAAAGCTCTGATCCCGGCTGATCTGCCTGAGGGCGCTGAGATCGACGATAATTTGGCCTCTATGGTATCAGAATGGGCAACCAAGCACCCCGTGAACACGCCTGAGGCTATGCAGGAGCTATTCGCTGCACACACTCAGCTAATGGAAGGCATGGTCACATCGCACCAGGAGACTGCTACGGCTGACTTCAATAAGACTCGCGAGGAGACTCACAAGCTGCTCACTGCTGAGTTAGGCGGAGAGGAACTCAAGTCCAAGTTCGATGATCAGTTGGGCGAGTTCCTGCTGTCGGACAAGGGTAAGGCTGCTGGATTCGACTACGCTAAGTCTGAGACTGGTGAGATCGTGACTGAGAATCCTCTACACGCCGCCATGATGAATGATCCTGCCTTCCTGCGAGTCATGAAGCAATCCATGGAGCGCACAATGCCTGCCTCTCTTCCCAATGGTCGAGCAATGCCTACCGATGTGAAGGGGCTGCAAGAACGCAAGCGTGAACTCATCATGTCCAGCTCCGGTGGATGGCAGAGTGATGCCGATCACCAGGAGTACAAGTCAATCGCTGATCAGCTTAAAGCATACGGTCAATAGATTTTGTTGGTTGGGAGGAGTCGTTCACCTCCCTGTTCATAGCGCAGGCCCTCGCATCTTAACAGGTGCGGGGGTCTGTTGTCGGTGTGGATGACGTAAATGGTGGGCAGATTGTGATCTCTGCTTTAATAGTAATCCCATCGGCCACCTGTTCGCATAGAAGCCCAGTTTCCTGCCACCTTCTTGAGAAGAGCCCCGAAAGACAGAGGAGACAGATCCTCAACTCCAAGACGAGCGTCTTTCGCTCTATCAAACAAACAAAACAGAAAACAAATACAATGGCTAATAACCTGTCACTCCCAGCAGTGGAGTCCTACCGTCCAGAATTCGAAGATCGCTACGATGTCGAATTCCAACAAGTCCGCAGTCGTTCGATTGGACTTTGCGATCAAGTCGCCGTCAATGGTGAGTATCGTGAATTCCCACTCGCTAACAAGACTGATTCCATCAGCGCAATCACCGATCTCTACGGTGAGACCTCTCCAGACGTTGCTACCTTCGGGAAGCGCCGCGTGACCACTTCTCCCTACAAGTCACCCCTCATCTTTGACCGGGTTACTGAGAAGAAGTTCGGCACTGGTGAGAGTCAGATCCCCGTCTCTATTGCTAACCAGAAGGCTGAAGCTGCTCGCCACATGGACAAGATCATTGTCG